TCTGGCTCATCGCCGGTCACGCTCCCCATTGCGTCGCAAACCTCGATTGCGAAGTCCTTGTAACCACTCATGATGAAACCTCCAAAATATCCGATAAACTGAAACTGTTTATGCATGGCGGAGCGCCTGTTCGTCGCTGGTATATGGGAGAGGCCCCAGGCTCGGGGCCTCCCGTTCGGCCTTGTTTGCCCTGCTGCTACTCGCCCAGGAACGATCGAACGAAGCTATGTGCCGTGTACTCGGGCCACTCCTCGGCGTCCTCGCGCACCAGCATGTCGGCGTCGCGGCCCTGGTAGAGGTCCGTGGAGGCAATGAGTTCCATGCACCCCTGGTCGTAGTCGGCTTGCGCCTCCTGCAGGCTCTCGTAGTCCCCAAGCTCCCAACCGTCCTCGACCGGGTCGATGTCCTGCACAGCGATGCCAATGAAGTCCGTCGCGGCCAGGTCGGCCCCGTCCGTGCCGCGCCACTTGGTGGCATAGCGCACCCGCTCGCCTTCGAGCTGGAAGACGTATACGCAGTCCGCGTTGTCTACGTAGGCTTTGGTGATGTACTCGCTCATGGTGGTTCCTCTCTCTAGTTGGTACTTGCATATGCAGGGCGGAACTGGTCGCTGTCCCTCCGTCCCGCCTGGGGATCTTGCCTGGGTGGATGGATTTATGCGTACGTCCAGAACGATTTGTACGTGCACCTGCCAAGCCCGTAGCGCTTCGCGTACTTGTCGAGCCGCGCCTCGAACTTCTCCATCTCCTTCTCGCACGCCTCGCGCAGCGCCTCCCTGCCGTCATCCGTGAGCGGGGTCGCGCCTGCGAAGCTGGGGCCGTCGCACTTGCGCTCGACGTCTACGCAGCCCCTGCCAGCCACCGTGTACAGCTCGTAGCGCGAGTCATGCAGGGCGTCGAGCAGCCGCGCCGCCTTGCAGTTGCAGGACTTCAGGTTCTCGGCCTTGAAGTACTCCACCGACTTGCTGCACTCGTCCACGTGGGCCTTCACCGCGTGCCACTCCTCGGCTGTCTGTGCGTCCTCGGGGAGGTAGAAGTGCTTCTTGATGCTTGGGGCCGTGAAGACTATCTGCTGGCCGTCGATGATGTAGGTGGTATCCTTCATCGTGCTCTCCTCTCATAGCTTCTATCTGGTACAATGTGCGTGACACGCCGGACGGGGCGGCACTGCTGGTTGCTCGCCGTCCCGTCCGGCATCGCCTAGCGCTTGGGCCGTGGCTTCGGCCTGGGCGCTTTTTCAGGCGATTGCCCCGTGCTTGGCTTTGGCGGGCGTAGCGTGATGGACACGCTGATACGCGTTCCGTCTCTCGCCTTGCCTTGCAGTCGGTATGTCACGCTTGAGACGTGCAATTGAACCTCCCTTCTCTCTGGTAGGCGTGTGCCTACCGAGGAACCCGCGCTCTTGCGTGGCCTTCTCGGTAGGTACTCGCTCTTGCCTCTCAGCGTTCCGGGGTTCGTACCGGCCAAGCCCTCATCTGGATTCCTTCTTTGGGCGTCCGCTGGGTCCTTGTCGTTCCCCCGGGACCTCGGGTGACGGATAACGTTTGTTGCCGTCCGTCAATTGGGATAATGCCCATTGTCGCTAGCAAGGTCAACGAGCATTATCGTTCTTCACAATTCCTACACAACAAACGTTATCGCTATAGCCTGCGCACTAGATAGGCGATAGAATGGAGACAAGCAACGAGAGGGGTAAAAGTGCAGGTAAATACATGTATTAGGGATATGGTTGCAGCACGTGGCCTAAAGCTTGTAGACCTATCGCGCAAGCTTGGGCGCGCTGACTCATGGGCGCGCACTGTCTCGCGTCCGGAGAGATCCCCCGCACTGTCTACCGTGGTAGAGACTGCCCAGGCCCTCGGGTACTCCGTGGCTATCGTGGACGATGAGACAGGCGAGAAGCTGGGGACGATTGACGCAAGCCCGGAGGACTAAGCACACAAGGCATTACTAGCGACTAAGGCCGCGCCCTGCTCCTGGGGCGCGGCCTTGTTTGTGCCCATCGGCATAACAACGTGACATAGCGCGGCCACACCCCGCCACACCTGCGAAAACGCAGAACACAACAGCGATACGCCACAGAGAGAACGAAACAGCGTTATCAACAAAACCGCAGGTAGATAGGGGCAGTGGGGAGGGGGGGTCAAATCACTGCCCCCCCGCGCCCCCTACCCAGCGGCCAGCTGATTTTCACACGCGACCGAAATTGGCGAGCCGGGCGTAACAGTGACTCGGTTACGGGGGACAGGGGCCAGAGAATCCCCATCAAAAGACGGGGAAAGCCGGGAGATGCGCGAATTCACTTGCAAATACTGCGGGAAGAAGTTCTTCGCCAAGAACTCTACCGCGAAGTACTGCTCGGCAAAGTGCCGCGTGTACGCGAAGCGTGCCAGGGACGAGAGGGACGGTCGGGGGCGCTCTGCGGGCAAGGCACGCGCGGAAGATGGCTGCGTGAGCTTCGCCGTCGCGGCAAACTACAGGGTTCCCGTCAGCCAGGAGACGTTCTCCAAGGAGGCGATTTCGAGGGAGATCGCGTGCGCGCATGGCATGGTGTCCTTCTTCGACTCCGCATCGCAGAGAGGCCCCGAGGGCACGCGCGAGGCGTGCGGCCACATCGCGCGCGGGTTCGAGGCAACCCTTGAGGAGATCGGCCTATGACGAGGGGGAGGAAGCAGAACGCGCTCGCTCAGCGAAGGGAGCGAGACCACGTCGACGTGACCGCCACGGTGCTCGACGGGGCGGTGCGCCTTGAGAAGCCGAACTCCGTAGCCTCCGTGCCGAGGCTCAGCAGAATTTGGGACGAGACGCTAGGCACCGGCATGGCGTTCAGGCCCGAGGACGCGCCGCTCTTGGAGCAGTTCGTGTTCGACCTGGCGCTTGCCGAGGAGTGCCGCGCCAACATGATTGACGAGGACGGGAACCCGACCCCGCTTCTCAAGGCGGAGGACGAGTACGGCAACGTCCGCATGGTGGACAACCCGTACTTCAGGAAGATGCGCGAGGTGTCCAACGACACGCTAAGGCTCGCCAACGACCTTGGCCTCACGCCAGTCGCGAGGGCGCGCCTCGGCCTCACCAAGGCGAGCGCCAACGCGGTGAACCTGTCCATCCAGGAGACGATCCTTCGGGCAATGGAGAAAAACGGTGTATAGGACGCCAATACGCCGATACTCCAAGCGCGGGCTGCGCGAGGCCAAGGCTCGGCAGATATTCTGCGAGGCGTTCCTCACGCACGCTGGCAACGACGAGTTTGCCGGCACCCCGATACGCATAGACCCGTGGAAGAAGAGGAACATCTGGGACCCGCTCTTCGCCACGGGCACGTGGGACAGGCGCAGCGGCAGGTTCAGGCGCAAGTACCGGCGTGCGCTCATAGGCGTCCACCGCACATACGGCAAGTCCGAGCTTGCGGCCTCGATAGTCCTGACCGAGGCCACCATGAACCCAGTCCCCAACGGCGAGTACGGCATCGTGGCCGACACGAAGGAGAACACCAAGAAGGTACGGGACTACATCTCCATCATGATTCGCAGCAACCCGCAGCTCTCGCGGGTGTGGCGCGTCAACCGCGACTCGATAGTGAACAAGGAGACCGGCCAGCAGATTTGGGTCTACCCGTACAAGGAGGCCGCGCTGCAGGGCAAGCACTTCAACGTGCTCGTATGCGACGAGATCCACGTGTGGCGAGACGATGCCATCTGGAAGGCTGGCGTCTCCGGCCAGGGCAAGATCTGGAACGCCCTCACAATCGGAATCACCACCGCAGGCGCGTCGCGTGACGGGTTCCTCTTCAAGCTCTACGAGAGGCTCAAGAGGGACCCCCACGCGTTCGTGTGCTGGCTCGGCATCAACGACTCGCAGGACGTGTCAGACCGCAGCGCGTGGAAGCAGGTTGTCAGGGCCGGCCGAGTCACCATGGACGAGCTTGAGGAGCAGTACGAGGCCCTCGGCCCGAAATCGTTCGAGCGCTACTGGCTCAACCGCACCCCAATGGACGAGCAGGCCGAGCCGTTCATGCACCGAGAGGACGTGGAGGCGTGCCAGGGGAAGTCCCTCTCGATAGACCGCAGCAGGTGGTTCGCGTTCGCGCTTGACGGCGCGGTGCGAGGTGACACGCTCGCCCTCGTCGCGGCGCAGCGCCAGGGCGAGGAGTGGGCGCTTGAGGAGTGGTGCTGGGAGAAGCCGGGGCCCATGGGCACCTACGACCTCATGGAGGTTGCCGACGTGATACGGCAGCTCTCCATGTGCCCTGGGAACCCGCTCGGAGGCTGCGACCCTGCGAGGATGCAGTTCCTCACGAACTGGCTCGACCGCGAGTGCGGGATTGACGTGTCGGACATCTCGCAGACGCCTGCAATCATGTGCCCGGCGTCCGAGCTTCTGGCGAGGAGCGTCGAGACCCACAAGGCCGCCCTCGGGGGCACTCCGGTGCTCGCGCGGCACTGCATCAACGCCGTGGCGGCGGAGTCCAAGGCGTACGGGAGGCGCCTCGCGTCAGAGAAGGGGAGGCACGGGCAGGGCACAAGGCGAATAGACGCTGCGGTTGCCGCCGCCATGGCGATGTGGGCCTACGACAACAACGAGGCGGAGGCCCCGAGCGTCTGGACGATAGACCTCTGACGGGGGACTCGGCACGGATGATGCGGGTGGCTTGGCAACCCCTCCGCCAAGCCACGGGGCCTGCTCCCCCGCCGCCCGCCATGGGGTGGCGGGGGACACCGGCATGAACATCCAATCGGTGGTTTCTCCGATTCGAGGAGTGTGCCGATGGGGCGTTTATCCAACTCGGTGGGGCGCGTGCTCGCCCGGATAGCAGACATGCTCGTGCCAGGCTCCTGGGACTTCTTCATGTACCAGCGCCCGGACGGCACCACAGAGACGTTGGAGCGCGAGGCGGCCGCAGACGCCTACTACTCGAACGCGTTCAGGGCGTGCCTGCTCGCCAAGGCTAGGCCGCTCGCGTCGCTGCCCATACACGTCTACGAGCGCAAGGGCGGGCTGAGGGTCGAGGCGTCCCACCGGTTCTCAAGGAGGCTCGGGACGCTCCTGCGCACCCGCTGGAACCCGTTCATGACCTCCTCAGAGGGAATCCGCTGGACGATGATGACCAAGGACGTGCGTGGCGAGGCGTTCCTGAGGGTCGAGTTCGACGGCTCTGGCATGCCGGTCGCGATATGGCCGCTTTCCGGAATCCCCACCGTCGAGGTCGCGAACGGGAGGGCCGTCTTCCGATACCAGGGTGACAAGTTCACAAGGGCGGGCGTCTACCTGCAGGACGAGATCGTGTGGGTCAAGTCCCCAGTGCTCGACTCCGACTGCCTGCACGGCGTCTCGCTCGCCGAGGTTGCCGCGAACGAGCTGAGCCTCTCGATAAACCTTGAGGAGTTCTACAGGAACGTCCTCAACGGCGACTCGACGTTCGCCGGGTGGCTTGAGACCGACCAGAAGCTGCAGCCGCAGGACGTTGACCAGCTCAAGCAGCAGCTGAGCGACGGTGGCGGAATCGTGAACGCGGGCAGGGTGCGCATCTTCGACAAGGGCCTCTCGTACAAGACGAACGGCCAGTCCATGGTGGACATGAGCCTTGTCGAGCAGGAGCGCTGGATCCTTCAGCAGACGTGCCGCACGCTCTCGGTGCCGCCGCAGGAGGTGTTCGACCTCTCCAACGCCACCTACTCGAACATCGAGCAGGGCGCAATCAACTTCGCGAACAAGACCCTCGTCCCCGAGTGCAAGGCGCTTGAGGAGGCGTTCTCCGGAGTCATCTGGGCAGCTGGGTACCCCAACGACTACGTGCAGCTCGACATGAACGGCCTCCTGCGCGGCTCCTACAAGGAGCGCATGGACGGGTACCGCATCGCGATATACGCGGGCATCTACTGCCCGAACGACGTGCTCGCCAAGGAGGACATGCCCCCGTACGAGGGGGGCCAGTTCCACCTGCGCTCCACGGCGTACCTCGCGATAGACCCGGAGACCGGCGAGGCCGTGCAGCAGGGGCCAGCGCAGGCAGGGCAAGCGACGCCAGACGCCAACAACCCAGGAGGGTCCGGGGAGGGCGAGAGGGATGACGGGCACGGTGACGGCACCGATGACCCGGACGCCAGGGGAACGGCGCTCGCAGTCATCCACGCCGACATGGCAGAGAGAATCCGCGACCGCTACGAGAGCGCCGGCGACACCGAGCGCTTCCGCGAGTTCGCAAAGAAGGTGCTCACGCCGCTATCCGCAGCGTACGAGGTTGACGGCATCGAGTACGACATGGAGTCCGACATCGAGGAGATCATAAATGGTTGACATCTACGTGTACGGTGACATCGGCGAGTCCCTCTGGGGCGATGACACGAGCGTGAGCGCCTCCGACTTCTCAAGGCAGCTCAGGGACGCCGACGGGGATGACGTGACAATCCACGTCAACAGCGTGGGCGGCAACGTCTTCGACGCAAACACCATGAGCGAGCTTGTGCGCTCGTACAAGGGCAGGACCACCACGTCAATCGAGGGAGTCGCCGCGAGCGCCGCGAGCTTCTTCGCCCTCACCGCAGACAGCGTGGTCATGAACCCATCGGCGCTAATCATGATTCACAACCCGTATACCAGCTGCTACGGCAACGCCGACGAGATGCGCAAGACCGCAGACATGCTCGACAAGGTTCGCTCCACCATCACCGGCCAGTACGTGCGAAAGACCGGGATGGACGAGTCCGAGGTGGAGGAGATGATGGACGCCGAGACGTGGCTTGAGGCATCGGAGGCGCTTGACCTCGGATTCGTCGACTCGATCTCTGACGCCGCCCCAATCGCGGCACGCCTCACAAAGGAGGCGCTCGACCGCTTCAAGTCCGCGCCCAAGTCGCTCATGGCGCAGCTTGCGGCTGCGGGGGACACCGGCGCGAGCATCGACCCAAGCGAATCCAAGGCCAAGGCGCAGGGCACCGAGGCCGGGGCGGAGGCCGCTCCGAGGGTCGTGTGCATCAACGGTATGTTCCTCAAACTCTAAGGAGAACGGCAATGGAGTCTTCCATCCAAATCCGGAACAAGGTCAAGGACCTTGACGAGCGAATCGCCAAGGCAAGCGCCGAGTTCGCCAGCGCCGAGGGTGACGCCAAGGACGCCCTGCGCGACCAAATCAACGACTACAAGGGCCAGCAGCGCGCGCTGAACGACATGCTGGACGATGTCCTCGCCGAGGAGGACAGGATTCGTCGCGGAGGCGGCGTGCCCCTCGCCGCCCCCGCAGTCGAGCCCAAGGCCAAGGCCAAGGCCAAGGCCAAGGCCCCCAAGACCGTCGTGGACTACCTCATGGGTCCGCGCGACGAGTTCAGGGGCCTCAAGTTCGGAGACACCCTGACATTCGACGTCAAGGACGCCTACACGGACTTCGGACTCCCAGGCATCCAGCAGATTGACTACAGCCTGCCCCGCCAGACGTCTGACGCCCTGCCAAACTTCGGGTTCCTCGACTCCCTTCCCACAGGCACCACGCAGGCCGACATCCTGACCTACTTCGAGAAGAACGACGAGAAGTACAAGAACGCCGCTGAAGTCTGGACCCCCGGCCACGCGAAGCCCTCCTCCACCATGGGCTGGAAGCAGACCAGCGCGTACATCGAGACCATCGCCCACCTGATTCCCGTGCTCGAACAGCAGCTCAAGGACTACGGCCAGCTGCAGTCCCTCATCGGCACCGAACTTCTGTTCGGCTTGCGCATGGCGCTCGCAGGCAAGGTGCTCACCGGCAACGACACCAACGGCATCAAGGGCGTGCTCAAGAACGAGGGCATCCAGAAGTACGCCTCCAAGAGCGGTGACACCCTCGCCGACTCCGTATACCGCATGGGAACCGACGTCTTCATTGGCTCCGGCTACCAGCCGACGCACGTGGCCATGCACCCGTACGTGGCCGAGAGCCTCGCGCTTGAGAAGGACAAGCAGGGCCGCTACATGAACGTCATGGTCAACGGCAGGCTCTGGGCGCTCAGCGTGGTGGAGGACATGCACCTGACCGAGACCACCGGCGCAGCCGCGTCCCAGAAGACCACCTACGGGGTGCTCACCTACTGGAACCAGGCCGCGACGGTCTTCACCAAGGAGACGGACTCCATTGCCATCGGCCTCGTCGGTGACCAGTTCGCCTACAACGAGGCCACCCTCCGCGCCGAGGGACGCCACGGCCTCAAGGTGACCTACCCCAAGGCGTTCTCCTACCTCGCCGACTCCGGAATCACGAGGTAGGCACATGCCCACCCTGACGCCAAACACGCGCACGAGGGCCTCGCTCCCCGAGCTTGGCGCACTCTCGCTTGAGGGTGCGCCGGGCTCGGCCACAGTCACGCGCCTCTCTGACGGAACCTCCGAGGAGTGGGTTCCAGGCGTGGCACCGGCGCTCGTGGCGTGCCCCGAGCTGCTCGCGGTCGAGTGGTCGGTGTCTGGCGTAAGGGTGGGCGCAGAGGTTGACGTGGTCGCATCGCGCTACTGCGCGCTAGACGAGATTCGCGGATACCGCGCGGAGCAGTACGACCTGTCAAACCGTACGGACGCCGAGGTGTGGGTGGCACGCCAGCACGCCGAGGAGGTAATCGAGCGCGCCGCGAACCGGTTCTTCCAGCCGGTCATGCGCAAGGGGTTCGTCGACCGCCCCAACTGCACGTCGGCATCGCAGCCCATGGTGCCAGGCGCGTGCCCGCGCGACATCATCAGCGTCTCCCGCGCCTGGGACGCGGACGGGAACCCAGCCGGCGTGGGCGTGGCCGGTCAGACCGCCCTCGACGTGTCCGGGATAAAGCCGTACGGCGCGGCCAACGTCGCGCTCGTGATGGGCATGAGCCATACCCCGGTCGAGGTGCACGACGCCGTTGTCGCGCTCGCGGCCTGGTACCTGGTTCCGAAGGCCGGCCCCGACAACGCCACCTCAGAGTCAACGGACTCCGGCGTGCTCCGCTTCGTCATCGGCGGCGTCGACGGTGCCCCAACGTCGCTCCCGGAGGTAAACGCGCTCGTGCAGCGCTACGGCTTCCGAGACCTGATTGTGGGGTGACGCCGTGGATGCCGAGAACCTGTTCTGGCAGTGCATCGAGCACGTGAAGTCGCTCTCAGACAAGGCGCTCGCTGACGAGCCCGTGTACGTCTCGATCGGAGGCTCGACCGTCCAGAAGCCTGCAGAGTTCCTGGTTAGAGAGGTGGTCGAGAACGTCTCGTTCTCCGACACCGTCACATCGACCCTCGGCGGCGTGCTGGCGTCAGGGCACTACCGCGTCGAGTTCTCGGTGGCGTGCCAGGCATGGGCGCAGAGGGCATCGCTCATGGATGCCTCAGAGCTTGTCCAGTCGTGGATGCTCGCGCTCTTCCGCCAGATTGCCGCAGACAAGACGCTTGGTGGCCTCTGCGTCCACGCGGAGCCGTACGTGGAGAGCGCTGGCACCGCGCTCGACAAGGGAACCAAGCTGTACACCGCCGCGTTCGACTTCGGCGTTCGCGTCAAGGCCGAGATAGAACCGGCAACCGTCTAAGGAGAAAAACAATGTCTCTCAACCCTTCCATCGGACTCGTCGGAATCGCAGTCCAGACCAACAAGGACACCGCCGCGACGCAGCCAAAGTTCCTGCACGGCCTCACGGGAGGCTCCCCGTTCGGCGCGTCGCGCTCCATCGCGAACACCGCAGTCTCGTGCGGCAACCGCGCGCCGTCCGACGCGCGCGTGGACTCCATCGAGGTCTCACCGTCCATCCAGTCGCTCTGCTACCCTGACGTGTTCGGCCTCTACCTCTATGCCGCCCTCGGCGCGGTAGACTCCGCGCCAGTCACCGGCAAGGACGGATACTACAAGCACGTGTTCACCATGGGCGATGACCTGCCGTACTGCACCATCTGGTCCCAAATCGGCAAGAACAACTTCACCCGCGCTGACGGCTGCAGGCTGGGAACCCTCTCTATCTCAGCGACCGGCAACGAGCACCTGTCCATGCAGGCGGACTTCCAGGGCATCAACGCCGAGGTCGGCATCGCATCCATCCCAGGCTCCCTGCAGGCATCGTGCTTTGGGGGCAAGTACACCACGACCGACTGCGAGTTCAAGCTCGACGCCGCAGGCAACACCCCGGCAGAGGCGCTCGTGTCCGAGGCCAGCTTCACCGTCGAGAACAACGTCTCCGGCCAGACCGCGCTCGGCCGCGTCATGCCGCGCGACATCGCGGTCGGCAAGCTGTCCATGGGCTGCTCCGTCACCACCATCCCCAATGACATCACCGAGTACCGAAAGCTGGTCACCGGCTCGAAGACCGCCACGAAGCTCTCCGGCAGCGTCGTGCTCGGCAGCGTGTACGCGAAGTTCCACCACACCGAAGACCCGAACATGACGCTTGAGGTGTCCATCAACCATTGCCCGTTCACGGCAGAGTTCCCCGAGGTCGACCCCGAGGGCAACGAGGCAACCATCCAGTTCTCCACCGACGCGGCAATCGTGACCAGCGCAGGGGAGTCCCCGGTGATCATCACGCTCGTGAACAAGACCCAGTCCTACAAGTAGCGATGCCGGCGCGGGGCCTCACCAGGCACCCTCAGGCCCCGCGCCGTGCCGGGAGAAGCATGGAGACGTACAAGAAGCTGCTCTACTGGTTCGGAAGCGCATGCATCACCGCTGTCGTGAGCGCCATACAGATTGGCGTTGACCCACGCACGGACAAGGCCGTGATGACGTGGGTGTGCATGGCAGCGGTCGCTGGCGTCATCTATGCGGCGGCGCAGACGTACACGGCGGTCCGCAGGCGCGACGAGCTGTCCGCGAGGCACGATGCCCTCGTGGATGCCGCGCTCAAGGTGCTGCTGCGCCAGAAGCTCGTGAGCGAGCACGACAGGCTGGTCGACCTTGGCACCGCCAACGACACGCAGCGCAGGAGCTGGCAGGCATCGTACGAGACGTACGAGGCGCTGTGCAGCGCGACCGGTGACAGCAACGGGGTAATCGACGTGTACAGGAAGCACGTCATGGATTTGCCCAGTGACAACAGAGGAGGACACAGATGAACTACCTGATTCCGGACAAGGCGTACAAGGCGCTCAAGTGGCTCGGACTCATCGCATGCCCAGCGATGGCCGTGTTCGTGGGCGCGGTCGGCCCCGTGTGGGGATGGCCGGACGTCGACGCGTGGGTGACCACAATCAACGCGACCGGCGTGCTCGTCGGCGCGCTGCTCGGCATCTCCGCAGCGACGGCGAGGCAGACGGATGATGGCGATGACTAAGGCACCCGTGTGCCCGCTCTGCGGGGCGGAGATGCGCGAGGAGCTTGGGGCGGAGCGCAGGTACTTCGGGTGCGTCGAGCGCACGTGGACGTGCCCGAGCTGCCTGCACCGCATGACTACATATGACGTTATCCCGGTAGGCGGCGATGACCGCCCCGACGAGGAGGCAAGGCAGCAATGCATCTCTATGTGATTTGCGGCCACGGTGCCGGTGACCCCGGCGCGTGTGGTAACGGCTACTCAGAGGCGGAGCGCGTGCGCGCGCTCGGGGCGAGGATTGCGGAGCTTGGCGGCTCCTCCGTCACGCTGCTCGACACCAGCCGCAACTGGTACGCCGACAAGGGAATCAAGACGCTCTCCATCCCAAGCGGCGACGCGCTCGTGGAGCTGCACATGGACTCGGCGTCCCCAGACGCGCGCGGTGGCCACGTCATCATCAAGGAGGGCATCGGAGGCCCAGACGGCTACGACCAGGCCCTCGCCGACTCCATCTCGACCATCTTCCCCGGGCGCTCCCAGAGCATCGTCGAGTGCTCCGAGCTGGCGAACCCCAACCGCGCGGCGGCACGCGGCATCAACTACAGGCTGGTCGAGAACGGGTTCATCACCAACTCCACCGACGTGGAGATTTTCAACAGCAGGCTCGATGACATCGCGATGGCGTACCTCGCGGCCTTCGGAATCGAGGGCGGCGCTGCCCCCGAGACGTCTTCCGAGCCATCGGCTCCCGCGCCCTCCGGCTCCTCGGGCATGCCCGGCGGGGCGGTCGACTTCCCAGAGGACCCGCTACTCTATGACGGCTACTTCGGCCCCGAGACAACCAAGCAGGTGCAGCTGTGCCTCCGCGCCCACGGGCTGTATGGGGGCATCGTCGACGGGGACTTCGGCCCGATGACGAGGAAGGCGTTCCAGCGCTACCTCGCAAATCTCGGGTACTACTCCGGCCTCATCGACGGGGACTTCGGCCCGATGAGCACCAAGGCCCTGCAGAGCTACCTGATTGACCGTGGCACGTACTGGAACGACAACGGCTGGTGCCTCGTGGACGGTGACTGGGGTTCGCTCACCACAATCGGCCTGCAGCGTGCCATCAACGGCAACCGTCTATAGGCTGAACCTGCCTGAACCGGCATTGACCAAGCGCCCTCGCACGAGCGGGGGCGCTTTTTGTTGCCCTTGTGCAAGCAAACCCCTCGGCCTCACAACGGTGCCCAACTGAGGGGTCTTTTTGTTTGCGCAGGTAGACGGCTCGCTGTGAGCCATTCTGAGGCAATGTTTTGCCATCGGTGGACAGATGTGCCACGACGCAGCCCAAGTTTTTGGGCGTCTGGCTTGGGCGAGCGACCAGTGCGATTGAGCGGGGGACACTGCACGGAACATGTTGCCATGGCAAGTCGCAGACCAAGGAGGGTCCCATGGCAACCAGGCAGTGGTTCGAGTACGTAAACCCAAAGACAGGCAGGAAGGAGTTCGAGTGCACGGCCTATCCAGGCCAGAACGTCCTTGCCGGGATGGTTGTCGACGCGTCCGGGATTACGGACAACGAGATGAAGGGCATCGCAAGAGGAGTCGTTTGGGCCGCGCTCAGCGCAGATGTGGACGGACACAAGGTGCTCCCAAGGGGCGTCAGGCGCACGACCGACTATGACGCGTTCGTCCAGGCGATGGCGAAGGCCGTGGACGCCGGGTATGTCATCGAATTCCTGGACGCCTTCTCCACGTCCATCAATTCGGAGGACGTTGATGACAAGGCCGACGTGGACGAAAACCCTACGGGTACGAGTCCCGAATCCTTGTAAACCTCTC